ATCCCTATCTGACGCCTAATAACAATTCACAAATTTCAATCAGTCCTTTTGCCAACTTCAAGCTGATTATCACATGTCCTCTTTTTGATAATGAAGGCAACTTGAATGGCATAGAAGATTTTGTAGTTAGAGTGTTTAACCTACTTGCTGCATCTTCTTTCACCTATAATGTAAGTGCAATCAGTGCGCCTAGTGTTCTCAATGCTGCTTCGGGAGACCTTCTCAGTTGCGAGATGTCCGTATCAATCCTAACAAGTTGGAGTTAATCATGTCCGATAACGACAAAGCAAACGCAGAATGGCTCGTGCGAATCGGTCAAACTGCAACAGCACCAAAACCAGTCACTAAGAAAGATGAGGAATAAACATGGCACAGGGAATCGTAAATAAGGTTGGATTCAAAGTAGGAGCAACAGACCCTGCCTCAATCGATCTTAGCGCGTATGTAACAAGTTTCACATTGACTCGTTCTGTAGATCAGATTGAGACCACAGCGATGGGCGACACAGGTCATCGTTATGTGGCTGGATTGCAGAATAACAGCATTACTGTTGATTTAATCAACGATGATGGAGCTACTGCTGTACTGCAATCACTTAACACTCTATTTGCTACTAATGCATATTTTAAGTGCGCACTAGATAAGTCAGCATCAGGTTCAGCTGCTAACCCATTTTACAGTGGGCTAATCTTGGTGGATACGATTACTCCTATTGCAGGAGATGTCGCAAGCCTAGGAATGCAGAGCTTGACTTTTCAGGTCTCAGGAGCAATCACAGTAGCAACTACAGGCACTTTCTAAACAACTAAACAAAGGGGCAAATCATGGCACAGCTGAAAGTTACATTTGCAGATGGAAAAGTAGTGCAAGGGGAAGTAACTCCTCTTATTGAATATCTATTCGAACAGCATTACAAGATTGGGTTTCACAAGGCCTTTCGTGAGGAAGAACTTCAGACCCAAGTGTATTTTTTAGCTCATGAAGTTGTTAAGCGGTCAGGTGAGCCAGTAGATGCAAGGTTAGAGACTTTCATCAGCACTCTTAAAAGTGTTGAGGTGTTGGACTCAGACCCTTTGTCTTAAAGCGCGATCTTCCATTCACCTACCTCATTGCTCGTCTGAGCATAAGGTTGGGGGTCGCGCCACAGCAGTTATTAGAGTTAGACCCGACAATGCTTCAGGCTTTGTTGGAAGGTCTTAAAGATGAAGCAAAGGAGATAAGCGATGCCAACAGAAGTAAAGGGCGCAATCGCACTCCGTAAGGCTCTTAAAAACTTTGCTCCAGACTTAGCAAAAGAAACTCAAAACGAGTTAGGTAATCTTCTAAAACCGATTACCAATAAAGCTAGAGGATTTATTCCTTCATCAGCTCCTCTAAGTGGATGGGGTAAAAGTAGTTCAACCGCTTGGGGCACTGCTCGTATTTGGAGCACAGGAAAAGCCAGACGCGGTATTGGATATAAAACCACACCATCTAGACCTAATAAGCAAGGCTTTAGAGCATTAGCTCGTGTCGTTAATGCTTCTGCTGCTGGTGCAATTTATGAGACTGCTGGTCGCTTAAATCCTAATGGTCGCGAGCAAGCTCCTATGGCTAGAGTGGTACGCGAAAGTCAATCCAATTATGGGAAGATGATTCGCTCAGGTAATAAGAATCAATCTAAAAGCAATAACGCAGGCGCAGGTAATATGTTTATTGAGGCTATGGATCAGTATGGTGGCATAGTCGATGCTAATAATCAGACAGGTGCAGGTCGTAGGTCACGCAAGATGAAGGGTCGCGCAATCTTTAGAGCATGGAAAGAAGATGGCGGTAAGACCAACGCAGCAATTATCAAGGCTATTGAGAACTCAAAAGTCAAGTTCTATGCAGCTATGGAAGGTAAATAATGGCAGTCGATCCATCAGTAGTCATTAACTTAGCAGCAGAATACACTGGTAATAAAGCCTTTAAGCAAGCCGATACAGCTGTAACAAAACTTAATAAAAGTGTAAAAGGTCTTGCCAGAACATTCGGGCTTACTTTTGGTACTGCTGCTGTAATTGCTTATGGCAAGGCATCTGTAAAAGCATTTGTAGAAGATGATAACGCTGCTCGCTCTTTAGGCATTACCTTAAAGAATCTTGGTCTTGAGACTGGCAATACTTCAGCTTATGTCAATGAAATGATTAGCAATCTTGAAAAGCAGACAGGCGTTCTAGACGATCAACTTCGTCCTGCTATGGATAGGTTGCTTCGCGCCACATCCTCAGTTAGTAAGGCAACAACTTTACTTAACCTTGCTTTAGATATATCAGCAGGCACTGGAAAAGATTTAACTACAGTCAGCCAGGGATTACAGAAAGCATATCTAGGCAATAATGCTTCACTAGGACGATTAGGTGTAGGACTATCTAAGGCTGAATTAACATCCTCATCTTTTGAGGAAATCCAGATAAGACTTTCTGAACTTTTTGCAGGGCAGGCATCTTCTGCTGCTGAGAGTTATGCAGGCCAACTTAACAAGCTGACCATTGCAGGCAATAACGCTAAAGAGGTTATTGGCAAGGGCATAGTCCAAGCTCTTACAGAATCTAGCGGTAGCGTGAATGCCGCCAGTTCTGACATTGAAAGATATTCCCAAGCAATAAGTGATTTGATTGTAGATTTTGGCAGATTCATTAGATTATCTAACGCAGTGCCTACAATTTTTGAGTTACTTACTGATCCAGTAGCTGCTATAAATAACTTCAATAAAGTCGCAGATGCAATCGATGCACAGATAGCAGCACAAAATGCAGCTGCTATGGGTAAAAATCCTATTCAGGCTGGCAGTTATCTTAATAATCAAAAAGTAATAACCAAACTAGCACAAACACAAACCAAAGCTGCTCAAGAGACTTTGAAACTGGCTAAAGCCAAAGCAATCTTTGATTTACAAAAGATTCAGATTGAAGCAGCCCTTAAGGGTAAGATTTCAGAAGAAGATCGTATTCGTCTCAAGCTCATACAGGCTATTGAATCTGAGAACATTGACCAGATAGATAAATATACAAAGATGTTAGATGCTGTCCAAATTAAAGTAACAAGCCTTCAGACTGTACTTACTGAGGTTTATTCTATGGATGCCGGCAATCCGTTTCTTTCATGGGAAACTGGACTAGACGGGGTTAAACGAGCTTTAATTGGAATCAATGATCAATCTATTCAACTGACTAACACTATTGCTCAAAGCTCTTTAGCTGCTGGATTAGCAGGCGGTGCATCATTCGCACAGGCTTTATCAGGTGCAAGATACGCAGCTCAAGCAGCAGCAACTGCTGGAATAAGTGGCGCTACTGGAGTAATGCCTCAAGTACCTACAGGCGGTAGTGGTGGTACTGCTGGTTCAACAGCAGGTGGCGTAACGATTGCAACAACTGTCAATACAGGTATTGGAGACCCAGAAACAATAGCCCGCGCTGTAGAAGATGTCATTCGTCAAGCTGTAGGGCGTGGAACATCGAGTTTGCTTCTACCAATATGACATGGCTTCCAGAATGGCGCATTACAGTAGGCACTACTGTTTATACCAATGTAACTTCAGTTAATGTCACTATAGGGCGCATTGATATAGATCGTCAATGTCAGGCAGGTTATGCTCGCATGGACATTATCAACTCAACCAATGCTCTTTTTGACATTGATGTAACAGATATTTTAACTCTAGAACTTAAAGACAGTGCTGGTGTATATGTGCCTGTATTTGGTGGCACAGTCTCAGATTTTAGAACCTCAGTCAGAAGCCCAGAAGAAACTGGCTTTGTTACTGTTGGTTCAATTCTTGCAGTAGGAGCATTGGCTAAATTGCCTAAAGCCATTTACACAGCAGCTGTAGCTCATGACTTAGATGGTGAGCAGATTTCTATTATCCTTGAGGACTTACTAGTCAATCAATGGCAAGAAGTAGCACCTGCCCTTCAGTGGGTTAATTACGACCCAACAACTACATGGGCTAATGCAGAGAATGTCGGCTTAGGCGAAATCGATGCTGGGCTGTATCAGATGGATAATCTCAGTGCAGCAGACCGTAACACACAGACTTTAGTGACCCAGATAGCCGATAGCGCTCTAGGTCTGCTCTATGAGGACAAGCAGGGGCGCATTTCTTATGCTGATGCGGATCATAGAAGTACCTACTTAGCAGCTAATGGCTCAACCCAGTTGGACGGCAATTACGCAACTCCATCAAGCGTTAAGTCCATCCTCCAAATTGGCAAGATTCGCAATAGTGAAATCGTGCGCTATGGCAATGACTATGGCAGTACCTACTCAGCTACAGACGATGCTTCAATTGCTACTTATGGACGCTACCAAAGGTCATTCGACTCTAATATCCGTTATCTTGCAGATGTCGAGGATATTGTAGAGCGAGACTTAGCCTTACGCTCAACACCTAGAACACAGCTAGACCAAATTACTTTTAGACTCGATAACCCTACGATGCCATCTACCCAACTAGATGACCTTATCAACCTGTTCTTTGGTGAGCCAGTAGTTATCACTAACCTACCCTTCAACATGTTCGAGGGGTACTTCTCAGGCTTTGTAGAGGGCATTTCACTTGCAGCTACACCAACCTATGTTGATGCAACTATCTATGTTTCACCTACAGATTTCTCACTTATTGCGCCAACATGGGCGACAGTAATCCCAACCAATACCCTTTGGAGTGGCGTGAATGCTACACTACAGTGGACTAAAGCGATCGGAGCTCTAACCTAATGGCAACAACAACTCCCAATTATGGTTGGCCTGTACCAACCAGTACCGACTTAGTTAAAGATGGCGCAGTAGCCATCGAGAGTCTCGGTGATGCTGCTGATGCGACCATGGCAACCATGGTTCCTAAATCTATAGTAGATGCTAAGGGAGACATTATTGCAGCGACTGCTGCTGATACTGTTTCTCGCCTTGCAGTGGGAACTAATGGACAAATCTTGCAAGCAGATTCGACAGCTGCGACTGGCCTAAAATGGGCGACTGCTGCAAGCGGAGCATTGACAAAAATACAAACTTCTACATTCAGCGCGGTAGCCAATACCAATACTACTTTTGATGGTGTATTTACCAGCACATATAGAAACTATGTGATTGCGTTTAACAACATGTTCTCATCAGGTTCTCAACAATTACTTATGCAGGTCAGAGTATCTGGTACAACTAGAACATCTGGATATTATGGTGCTTACAATGTTGTGCCATATAACGGCTCAATTACAACTACTGGAGTCAATGCAGGAAGTGCCATGCAGATTCTTAATTTACAGAACTCAACTGGACCAGCAGGTTTAACCTTAACTGCTCGCGGTGGGGTAAGTGGAACATCATCGGAACCTCAATTCTATGGCACTGGTTATGATGTCGTCTCACTTGGACCACTATGGTGCGGATTTGAGCGTACAACAGGTGAAGTCGTAACAGGCTTTATTCTTTCTGTTGCATCAGGCACAGTCAGCGGAACAGTCACAGTCTATGGAGTGGAAAACTAATGACAAAGAATGAAAAAATTGCAGCACTTAAATTAGAGTTTCCAACAATTAAAATTGGAAGCGAGGAATTAGGCTACACGGAATTAGATGCTACAGAATATGAAGCCACAATTGCAGAATGGGCAGATGTCGAATTAGCAAAAGATGCTAAAGCTGTAGCTGACAAAGCAGAAATTGAAACCAAAAAGGCAGCACAGGAAAAACTTGCTGCACTTGGCTTGACTGCTGACGATCTAAAGGCACTCGGATTATAAGTGAAGGCAAAACTTTCTAAAGCTGCTATCCAGTTAAGAGAGCAGATAGATGATTCCTTCCCAGATCGTGACAGGGCATCGGATGGTTGGCTCGGTGATACCCGACACGCTGCTCGCAAGTCTGATCATAATCCAGATGAGCAGGGCTGGGTTCGTGCCATTGACATTGACGCAGATTTATTCGGTGTCGGAATCAAGCCGTTTATCATGCCCGACCTTGCAGATCAGATTCGAATCGGTTGCAAGTCTAAAACAGAGAAACGCATCTCGTACATTATTTTTAACGGCAGGATTGCGTCTCCCGTCCTTAACTGGAAGTGGCGTAAATACACAGGGGCTAACAAACACATTCACCACATGCATGTTAGCTTTAAGAAAGAAGCTGACTTACTGGGTGAGTTTTATTCGATACCTATGTTAGGCGGAAACTAATGAACATGAAGAATCCTTATATCCTTACTGCTGGAGCATTCTTATCAGCATGGGCTGCATCTAACTTTGCACTTGATTATCGTGCAGTTCTTTGGGCTGTCCTAGCTGGTGTCTTTGGATACGCGACTCCTAAAAAGTGACACAATCGGATTTCTTTACTCTTTACCTAGGAACGCTGGCAATAGTTGGTGGTCTGTCAGGTTATGTAATTACCCACTTGTTGTCTGAGATTAAAAGACTCAACACGCGAGTCGATGAAATCTACAACATCTTACTAGACAGGTAACATTCTGCTATGGCAAGAAAAGCAAAAGAGCTAGAGGAGCAAGGCTACTCAAAGCTAGATGCTTACTGCATTGGATTGCATGAGTATTGGAAGTCATTGCGTAAAGCGGGTTTCGCTGAAGGTGTTGCGCTTTTTATGATTACCGATACACAATCATATCCTGCATGGATTCTGCCAGACCCAGTCGATCCAAATAGGTTCGGCGATTACGAAGATGAGGATGATGACTAAACGCCGATACTTGGTTATCTCGGATTTACAAATCCCATATCACCATGAGCAAGCTGTTAAGAATCTTATCAAGTTAGTAAAGCGAGAGAAGTTTGACCTGATTCTAAATACAGGTGACGAGTTAGATATGCAGAGCCAGTCTCGCTGGGCTCAAGGTACTAAGTTGGAGTGGGAAGGTACGCTAGATGCTGACAGAAGCCTTGCGCAGGATATTCTCTATGAACTCGGCACAACAGATGTCACTCGGAGCAATCACACAGACCGCCTATACCACACACTATTACGCGCACCTAGCCTCATCGGATTACCAGAACTGGAATACGCAAAGTTTATGGACTTCGCTGGACTCGGAATCCGCTTCCATAAAAGACCATTCGAGTTTCATAAGGGATGGGTCTTAGTCCATGGCGATGAAGGATCAATGAACTCCAATGCTGGACTCACAGCTCTAGGGCTGGCTAAGAAGTTCGGCAAGTCTGTGGTTTGTGGTCACACTCACAGGGCAGGCATTAGTGCCTTCACAGAGGGCATAGGAGCCTCATACAGGACTCTTTGGGGCTTAGAGGCAGGAAATGTCATGGACAAGAAGAAAGCCTCTTATTTGAAGGCTGGGAGTGCTAATTGGCAAATGAGTGTGGCAGTCATAGAGACTCATGGAGACCGCGTCAGTCCGATGCTAGTGCCTATAAACAAGGATGGGTCATTTACTCTATATGGACGACTTTACGCTTGATGTAGTTCGCACCATTGACACGATGATTGACGAGGGAGAATTGTTACCATTTCGTTATCAGAATGTCCTTGATTAGTCTGGACTCTATGCAACACTAATCCTGTAAGCAACCAAGGGCGTTGCTACAGATAGGTACAAAAATGACTACACAATCACTATTTATCAAAACACTAGAATCTGGATCTAAGGTTTATGTTGCAGGTTGCGTGGTTTGCAACATGCCACCTAAAAATAATAAGGGTGACTTTCTTGGTCGGTGCGAACATTGTACCGAGAAGGTGGGTGCATAATGGCGAACAACGACAAGCTGTTGATTATCTGTCTTATTGGGGCAAGTATTAGCTTTGTGGTATGGGCAGTTCAATCCTACAAAGAAGCCTATGATCGTGGCCATCGCGATGGATGGCATAAAGGCAGAGCTGTGAATCGCTCAGAGTTCTGGTCAGAATGAAGTATCAGGAGATTTTACAGAGTGCAACCGACATCATTCAAGATCGTGGTCTTAACGACTACGGCCATCCAGCAGATAACATGCAACACGCAGCAATGCTCATCAGTGCATACCTACAGCACCCAATCGAGGACTATCAAGTCTGTGCAATACTCGCGCTCATCAAGATTGCAAGAGCCAGTACAGGCACAGTCGATAAGCCAGATAATTACATCGATGGAGCAGCCTATATTGCTCTAATGGGGCAACTAGCTACAGAGGAGAATGAGTTATATGTTTAATCTTTCAGAGTATGAGACAGTCGATAGTCGCATCCATCAATTCTATGCAGAATACAAAGACGGCAGGATTGTCACTGAGATGGAATTGATTGACATGGAGAAAGGTCTGTGCATCTTCAAGGCCTATATCTACAAAGATTCAGTTAAGACCATGCCTGATGCAACAGGTTATGCAGATGGGGCTCGCAAAGATCGTGGAGTCGATGCTCAGTTCTGGATAAACAATGCAGAGACTTCTAGCATAGGTAGAGCTTTGGCTAACTTAGGCTTATCAGCTAAAGGCAAGCGACCTAGTCGTGAGGAGATGGCACAGGTTGCACCTAACCATCCAGCTCTGAAAGTAGTTAAGCAAGAAGTAAAGCCAGCACCACAGGACATTAAAGAGGGTGACACTGATTACTGGACTACACCTATCGGATCATCTGTCAAGACCACACTAGCTCCAGTAACACTAGAAAGTGCAATGGCAACAGTGACAGAGATTCTAGGTACTGCTGAAGCTATGGATGCACCTAGTTGCAATCATGGTCATATGGAATGGCGCACTGGTCATTCTGCTAAGACTGGGAAAGATTGGGCAGGATTCTTTTGTGCCACCAAGGGTCAAAGTGGTGGGATGGATAAGTGTCCAACGCATTGGTACAACTTGAGCAGTAGCGGGAAATGGGAACCGCAGAAAGCGAGGGTATAATGGGATACATAGAAGTTCATACACCTTACGGCTGGGTTAATCTTGATGATGTACCACTAGTCAATGAGATTCCATGTCAGTTATGTAATGCACCTACAATGATTCACGATCTAACATTTACAGTAGCTGAAGATGGGTTAATCAAGCCATCAGCGACATGGCAATGCAGTAAGTGCAAGGCAGTCAATGGATAAAGAGACGCTACTTATGTTATTAACTCTTGCTCTATTCATTGGCGGAGTTGCAATGGGCTACATGGCAGGATTGCCACATTAGCCAACATAGGAAGCACAGAGGGTTCCGCACAGAGCGTGTTGTAGCTGAGTACCTATCGACTCAGTGGCAAGGCGCATGTGTGGGAAGGGGTAGTGGCAAGGATATTGTCAATGTACCGTTCGATGTTGAAGTTAAAGCCCGCGCTGGATTTCAACCACTTGCGTACATAAAGCAATTAAAGGCTCGGACATCTCTTTCGGGGGAATTGGGATTCGGAGTCATACGGCTAAATGGGCAGGGAGAAGATGCAGCGGAGTATGCCTGCATCATCCGATTAGCTGATCTCTTGCCAC